TTTTTACAATTCCCTGCTTCTTCGCCCAACTCAAAAACGCTTTCGGTTGAAAATTTCCTTCCTTTGCTATCCGGTCAAATACCTTGCCGACGATCGTTGCATATTGTTCATTCGGTCTGAATATCCCCCAAGCCTCAAACTTATCATCAGGATCATTCTCAAACCTTGCCGGATTCGTTGCGATTGTTTCCTTTATGAACTGATAAGCTCTTTTGTGTTCAGAAACTTCGCCTTTGTTCTTGAGCAAATCAACACATTCTTTGATGTCGAGCCTAACTCCGTCTTGGAAGAGATATCTTTCCGCAATCTCATCCGCTGTTAGAATGATTGACATCGGCAAAATCTGTTTTTCTTCCTTCTCAACACCTTTATCCTTTGCAATCTGTCCGATCTGGTCCACATATCCTCTTTGGATCCTTCTGATTTCGTCAAATCCGAGTAATTGCACCTGTTCAACGAACTCTCTGCCGCACCATCCGTAGTTGTGACGCATAAGGTCTGCTACCGCGTTACCGTCCGGAAACAAAGGTGTTTCATCCATTTCGATATCAATAATTCGGTTGATTGCTCCGCCTTGCATAGTCTCTGTTATGAGAGAGTGTTCCGCATTGGTTAGAATGCAATTATGCCAACTTGTCAGCTTGTTTATCCCTAACTCTTTGTTAGAACGGTCTCGGCCTTTACCTGCACACCACCGATACACAAGTGAGGAAAAATCCTCGTCATATTGGTTTTTGATCTGTGCCATATCGTCAAGCGTCATCGGCAAGCTATTCAGGACGTTCAGCCGAACTTCCATAGCGGTTGTTGTGGCTTTTGCGTCTGTCATATATGCCCCCTCGTTAGGATCTGCCCAGATAGATGTAGCAACCATTAACGCTACTGTTTTTCCTTTTCCGGTCTCTCCCCAGAGATCAACCACAAACGGAAGCGCACCGACAGGCTCAACCAACACCGAGCCGAGGGATGCCGCTATGTATATCAAGTTTTCAATGCGGCCTTTTTTGCGGATTTCCTTCACGCATTCATACCACTTTTGCCTGCTGCCTACCTGCTTGATTGAATTGAACAAGCTCAATAGATTCTGCTCATTGTCAAACACTATCTCATCGCCATATGGCATAAATACTTCACCTATCCAGCCGAGCCTTGATGTTGATGTTTGCTCCCTAATATCTTCGGGATTCCATGCTTCTAACTCTGCAAGGAATTGAACCAACAATGCGGCATTTTCGCTCGTTATCTGAACACCATTGTCCGCAAGTGCAAGAATCCCAGACCTTGATGCGATAGATTTTCTGTCGATAAAACAACTTCTCCACCTTCCCCGGACCTTATAGCAGATTTCTGCTTTGTGGATCCCGGTCTCTGCGTTAATCAGAATCCGCTTGATGTATATAGGATGCGGACAAGCTATCAATTTTCCGCGCTCTCCAAGTGTAAAAACACCTTCCTCTGTCGCTATCCACGAACCGCACTTGAATATAGGCTGGTCCGTAAAATCCGTGATATTGCTCGGTTTGTCGGAATATTGCAAGTTTGCTTTTTTCAATTCCTTCCTATAACTCTGATATAAGCGGTTAAAATCTGTTTTACATTTCAATTCGGCAGCTCTAGCAACTAACGCTTGCCTATATTTCTCCATTAAATAAGCATCATCGACACCGAAAAGCTCACGAAGGACATCTTCAGATAGTAAGGAATCTCTGTCTAATCTCTCGGCATCTTCTATAAACATTCGCTTCTTCCACCTCTTCCCCTTTTAAGTATTTTTCTTCATATACATATAACAACCACGGCAATTTGTTTTGTGCGTAACACCAATCTTCCGAAAATGGCTCTCTGTTGTCTATCCACCAATCACATAAGCTTATCGCACCCATCAGATACTTACGGAATAACCGCTCATCCTGCTCCGACTTTTCCCGGATCCGTTTCTTTCGCTCGAACCCGATCTGAACCGCTGCCCGTGCTTGTCTGTTGTCCTGATGTTCATATGTTCCGCCCAGGGAGATAAATGCATCCTTAAAGCTGCACCCTTCCATTGCTTGAACAAACGAGAAGATATCGCCGTTTGCTCCACAAGCGAAGCAATTATATCCGTCCTTAAACACCTTCATACTCGGATGTTTTTCGTGATGAATCGGACAGCAACACATTCCGTTGCGGTTGACTTTCACACCATATCTGGCCAGAACATCACTCATTGATAGATTTTGCTTAATCTCTTCGACCGTCATCTAATAACTCCAATATCCGCTTGGCCGTTTCGTTACGTTTGCAGAATTGCCACTCAACCCCGTAGGTCAAAGTTAAAGTAAACATTTTATCGTTCAGCCACTTGCCGGAATGCTTTGAGTATTTGCTCTTCCAACCGCATACATCCTTAACACTCTTGCAATTTGTGCCTTCAATCAGCACTATCAGACGAATACCGCTCTCTTTCGCCCTTGCCGCTTCTCTGGTAAACCGCATTATGTTTGAATCGCCTTTTGATAGATTTGAGCATAATTCTTGTAAGTTGCGCTTCCGATCTACCACGATGCGGCTGTTATTCGTGTTTAGATAATCGCCAACATCGAGCTTGTGAACTGTGTATTTAACGGAATGCTCCTCAAAATATGAGCGGATATGTTCCCACTTTTTCTCCCGGCTATCAACGATAATCAATTAAACGGCAACTCCTCATCTGTACCTTCGGGAATCTTCATAAAGCCATCTTCGCTCTGTGTAGGAACTGAACCGCTTTCGTTTGAAGCTTTAGAACCGCAAAAATGAACTTTATCGACATTGCAGATTGTCCGGCTCTGTTTCTGTCCGTCCTTCTCCCATTGCTCGGTTGTAAGTCTGCCTTCAACAACACACTCCTGCCCCTTTTTGAAGTATTTGCTGACAAATTCAGCCATACCGCGCCAAGATTTACACCGCAGGAAGCACTTATCTTCGTGATCCTTGTACTTGTCCGACCATGCAACAGTGAACTCGCACATATTGAATCCGCCTTTGTCCTGAAGCTCTGGATCCGCTGTGAATCTCCCTTGAACTATAACCTTGTTAATCATTCGCCTTTACCTTCCTTTGCTTTATTTCTCATACATTCGCCGCACATAACTTGTCCGAGATTGCGCTTTGATATTTCCTTAATCTCCGCTACCGACTTACCTGCATACGGAAGAATTACTTTGCCGCATACCGGACATTTCTCTTCCGAAAACTCTTTGATGCGGATCCCCGTTGTAGTCTTTCCGAATGCCTTGACGTTCTCCACCTTCAGAATCACACGATGCCCGAAAGCATCAGATGGTGTGTCGCTATTCGGAGAGAATAACCGTTTGAGTGTCTTTGCGTTTGTCTTATTCAGCACCATCGGCTTACACTCTTCAAAAAACACTGTCTGTTTCTGAACTTTTGCTTTTGTGCCTTCGTCATAGCACTCCGCCATATCGATATCTTTGATAGTGACAACTCTTTCCGCTCCAACATCCCCGATAAGCTCGGCATTGATAAAATTCGGATCGATGATTTTTTCCCAACTCGGTAAGCTCATATCAATACTCTCCTTCCCCTACAAGCACGTTAGCGGCATTTTCTATACCTTCGTAGCCGTAGAAATTGTTATTTTCCTTGCAATAGTGATAAATACTAATTGCTTTGCGAAATTGCTCATATCCTTCCTGAATGAAGTCCTCATTGCAGATGTAGACCCGAACCGCATACGGAGCTTTTTTCTCTTGAGCAACAAACGCAAACCCGTATTCCTCAAATGTGTTTTGAAAAACGCCTTCCCGATACATTCCGGCTTGAAACTTGTAGCCGTATTTTCTGACGGATCTTTCAAAATGCCCATCTGCACACGAATCGGTTGTCTTGTAATCGACAATGAACTTCTGACCGTCAATCTCTGTTATGCAATCTGGTCTGACTTTGCACTTTTCCCCGGTCTCGGCATCTGTCCAGAAGAATGAAAGCTCATGCTCCCCATTAAGGAAATTAACCGCTAATGGATTATTTCTGATTGCGGCAGCCATATCCTTGACCTTCTGATAAGAATCAGCCGTTAGAACGTCCTTGCCGTTAGATTCTGCAACA